CTGTTTCCCACTAAACTCATATCCTCTGTTTCCGATGCCAGTTGCAATCCTCCTTTATTATATAGCGGCATCACTCTGGATTTTAATTTTTTAACAGCTACTTTAACATGTTCTGGTTCATTATGAATATTTGCTAATATTCCCGTTACTTTACCAGTATCTTTGTAATTTTCTAATGGTTCAAGAAATTTCTTGTGTTCAATAGTAATTTTTTGTTTATTTATTTCAGTAGTGATGAATATTTTTTTATTTTCTCTTTTTCTTTGTTTTATTTGTTCTGGATGGGCGCCAACAGAACGCAAAAATTTTTCATGTTTTCGGCGTGCTTCATCTAGTTTTTTTGACATTGAAAAATCTCTAAATAGTTAAAAAGGGAAGATATTATGTTAAAATTTAGTCAATTTATTATTGAAAATAAAAAATCACCAAATCTTACTATAAATGCTGAAGATCATCCTGATTACAAATTAAGAAATGCTTCTGACTTAAATGTACACTCAGACTTAGAAGTTCGTCAAGCACTTTTCAGTGACTCTACATCAATGCGCATTCTAGCAAAAGGAGATAAAATTAAACCGGGTGAATTAGTTGGCGCACGTTTAAATTTAAATGTTAAAAAAAATACAGGGGTACCGGTATTAACTCTTCATTCAGCGACTAATAAAGAGGGATATAAAAATAATAGGGGTTTCTATAGAGGAAATGCTAGAAATTATCAACACGTTACAACATTAAAGAATGTTTATTTTAATGTTGATCAAAAAGGTAGACATAAAATTATATCCAATGAAAAAGAAATTTTACCTAATGGTAAAGAACGTATAAAAGGTAAACACCCTATGGCTTCTGTTGATGGAAATTATGTACAAACAAATAATCCAAATTTTAATGGAGTTGAAGCCAGATTTAATCCAATGAGAGATCATTTATTTGTTGATACTCAAGGTAATGCGATTAAAAGTGCAGAACATGTAACCTTGCATGGAGATAGAGTTTATATGCGAGGAAAAATTACTTACTACAGCAAAGACAATGCACCCAAAAAACATTTGGCAGGAACAGATCAAGAACAACCGTCTGCCACTAAATTTGTTAGTTAAGACCAAAAATATCTGTTGACAACTGGAAAAAAAGCTATATACTACAACTGTCGTTGATGAAAACAAATAATTAACAATGATAGACATATTCAATTGAATGAAAAAGAATATGGTACACGACCAATAATAATGAAAAGGAATCAATAATTATGCAAATTAGTATTACTGCCGAAGAATTACAAAAAAGAAAACTGTTCGTCGCTACACCTATGTATGGTGGCCAATGCGCCGGTTTATTTTGTAGATCAATGAGTGATTTAACGGCTCTATGTGTAAAATATGGAATTGAAATGAGATTCTATGCCCTTTTTAATGAATCTCTCATAACAAGAGCTAGAAATTATTGTGTGGATGAATTTTTACGAAGTGGTTTCAGTCATCTATTATTTTTAGATTCTGATATCGGGTTTAATGCTAATGACGTTATCGCAATGCTAGCATTACAGTCAGATGAAACCGAATACGATATTCTTGCTGCTCCTTATCCTAAGAAGACTATTAGTTGGGAAAAAATTAAACTTGCAGTTGATAAAGGTTTAGCAGACGATAATCCAGCAGTTCTCGAAAGATTTGTTGGCGATTATGTTTTCAATCCAATTGCATCTCAAAATCAAATTCCAATTTCAGAACCAGCACAAATTATGGAAACCGGAACTGGTTTCATGATGATAAAAAGAAATGTATTTGAGAAATACGAAGCGGCATATCCAGAATATCATTATAAACCAGATCACGTCAGAAGTGAACATTTTGATGGAAGTAGAGAGATTATGGCATATTTTGATTGCATAATCGATCCAGATAGCAAAAGATATCTTTCGGAAGATTATATGTTTTGTCAAAATGTGAGAAAAATCGGGTGTAAAGTGTGGCTTTGCCCCTGGATTTCCACGCAGCATGTTGGTATGATGGTCTTTGGCGGAAGTCTAGCAGATTTGGCCATGATTGGTGCATCTGCAACTGCCGATGTATCTCAATTGAAAAAAGAAAATTTATTGAAAAAATAAGGAGTAAATTATACTATGACCATTAATCGTGAAACTTTTATTAATTTAGAGAAAGCAGCAGATCAATTCATACAAGAATTTTGTAGATTTGAAACAAATGTAATTGAAGCTAGAAGAGACCGTATTAAAAGACAAGAAATTGATGAGTGTGTAATACAAAACAAAGATGTTTTACAAAGTATTACTATTAAAATGAATAATTTCGCAGAAATGTTGGATAAAAATTGTATAGAACTTGAAGATATTCTATTGGAAATTGATTAATATTGGAGTGATTTTTTATTATGAAATTTTCAAAAAATCTATTGAAAATTCTTGCAAGTTATTCGACTATCAATCAAGGAATTTTATTTCAAAGAGGGGAAATTGTTTCTGTAATTTCCCCTCTTGAAACTATAATGTCAACTTGTAGTATTGATACATTTATAGAGCAAGATTTTGCAATTTCCAATTTATCTGAGTTTATCAATATAATTGGATTACTTTCCAGTGATCATGAGATTTCCTTCACTGATAATCAAATTGTGATTTCATCTGGAAATTCCGTTGTCAAATATACAATGGCAGATGCAGACACCATTAAATGTTCTTCATATGAACGTCCGGAATATAGTGACATCATAACTTCATTTGAATTACCTTTCATTGATATGCAAAATATTTTAAAAGCATCTTCAATTTTGAAATCTTCTGAAATTATAATTTCTGGTAAAGAAAATGGTAACGTCATGATTACTGCCGGGAAAATTAATGAAAGAAGTAGTAGCAGATTCAATAAACAAATGGAAACAATTAAAGTTTCGCCAACCAAAAATTTTAAGAGAAAATTCAATCTGGAAAACTTTAAGATAATTGAAGGTAATTATGTTGCCAATATTCCAGAAGAAAATTTCATTGAATTGACCGGAACAAATATCGATTATTGGATTGCAGAAGCAGAATAAAGGAATTTTATATTATGAAAGACGACATTAAAACATATGTGTGGAGTGACAAATACGCTCCACAAAATCTTCGCGAATGTGTATTAACAGAAGAAATTTATTCCAGTATCCAATTTGTTGTTGATTCTGGAATGACACCAAATATTATTTTAACTGGTAAGCCGGGAGTTGGTAAAACTACTGTTGCTAATTTTATTGTTAAAGCATTAGAGGCAGATTTTTTGTTTATTAATGCGTCAATGAATGGAAATATTGACACATTGAGAAATGACATTAAATCATTTGCATCATCAAAATCTTTCAACAATAAAAGAAAATATGTGATTTTAGATGAAGCCGATCATCTGAATAAAAATTCAACACAACCGGCATTGAGAAGTTTTATTCAAACACATATTAATAATTGCGGCTTTATTTTCACCTGCAATAATATTAATGGTATTATTGCTCCCCTGCAAAGTAGAGCGGTTGTAATTAATTTTGATATTCCCAAAGAAGAATACTCCACAATGGCGTTAATGTTTTTCAAGAAATGCGTAAGTATTCTTGAAAATGAAAAAATTCAGTATGATAAAAATCAGATTAAATTACTGATGAAAAAATTCTTTCCAGACTTTAGACGAATTCTCACTGAATTACAATTTCATTCGTCAAGTGGAAAATTGAATATATCTTCCACTCTTTTAGATAAAGATGAATTTATAGTTGAATTGTTGGAATTTTTGAAACTGAGGGATTTTTCAAAATTGCGCAATTTTGTCGCACAGAATATGGATAGTTCTTGCGAATTATTCGATATTCTGTATGAAAAATTGTATGAAAAGGTGACAACTAATAGTATTCCAGATTTAATTTTAATTCTTGCAAAATATCAGTATCAGGCTGCTTTTGTTTCTTCTCAGGAAATTAATATGGCGGCGTGTGTTACTGAATTAATGGGATTGGATTATGTTTGATGTGATGAAAGAATTTGAAGAACGCGGCGAGACTTATTTTTCAATGTCGCGTTTGATTAAAAAAAGTGCAAATTCTTCATTTAAGTTTTGTATCTGTTGTTATGGTGAGATAAAAATAGGCAAATATTATTGCAATGTTTCATCATATGAACAAAAAGAAGGCAATGTGTTCAGAATGCACAACTACTTTATGCACAAAAATTGTGCAAAAAATATACAACAGACACCAGTGAAAGATTATATTGATGAGCGAAGATTGTCAAAAAAGAACAGTATTTGATGTAATTAAAAATTTATCCTTTGAAAAAAATTATGAATTAAAGGAAGATGATTTAACATTATATGATTCTTTCATTGTTAACAAAGCATTTTCTCTTCATCCAGACACAATCTTTTACGCAAACGAAATAAATTTATGTGATTCATTACCAAATCATATGAAATATGATTACTACATTAATTCATTGCGCAAACGTAAAAGATGGAGTGCATGGCCCAAGAAAAAATATGACAATGAAATAATTGATTTGATTTGTAGAGCATACAATGTCAGTTATAAAAAAGCCATAACAATAAATAAACTATTGAATGAGGAACAAATACAAACAATTAAATTAAAATTTGAAAAGGATAATAAAAATAATGAAAAACAGTCCAAATAGTGAAAATTATGATAAATTATTTAGAAATTGTGGTATTGAAATAAAAATACAGGACACCAATTTTCTTAAAATTAAAGAAACATTAACAAGAATTGGTATTTCCTCCAACGGAACAATATATCAATCATGTCATATTCTTCATAAAAAGGGTGTGTATGGAATTCTACATTTTAAAGAATTATTCATTTTAGATGGAAAACACGCAAACTTTGATTCTGATGATTTACACAGAAGAAATTATGTGGTTAAATTGTTGTATGATTGGAATTTGGTAGATTGTGATAATTTAACTAAGTTAGTTATACCTGATGGTATTTCCAAACAGATAAAAGTTTTATCGTTTAAAGATAAATCTTCATGGAAATTAGTTCCAAAATACACAATAGGAAGCAGATAATGACTAATTACGTAATTGAAATTCTAAAATCCGAATTTCCAATGAATGCAATGGTAGATTTCGACAAATACAGCGATTTCATTCCAGATAAATTGTTTCAAAATAACATCGATACAGATAATCGAATGGCAGGATTTTTATCACAAGTTGGACATGAATCCGGAGGGTTTCTTCGTTTAGAAGAAAATTTAATGTATTCAGCTAAAAGACTTCTTCAAGTATTTCCAAAATACTTCAATGAGACTACTGCTAAAAATGCTGAATATAAACCACAAGTAATTGCTAATAAAATATATGCTAATCGAATGGGTAATGGAAATGAATCAACTAATGATGGTTTTCGTTTTCGCGGCAGAGGATTAATTCAATTAACTGGCTATTATAATTATTTGAAATGTGGTAATGATATAGGTAAAAATTTAATTGAAAATCCTGACTATTTATTAACAATTGAAGGTGCCATCGACAGTGCTATTTGGTACTGGAATAATAGAAATTGTAATAAGTATGCTGACGTATTGGATATTATTGGCTTGACAAAGGCTATTAATGGTGGTACAATAGGTTTAGAGCATAGAACTAAATTGTTCAATTCTATTTTACAAAAATTAAAAATGAGGTAAATTTTTCGTGAGCTTTTTTTATACTTCTGTTGAAGTGGATTATAATAAAATTTTGTTTAGGGGGTATAAAGACGGAAAAAAAATTAAGCAAAAAATAGATTATACACCAACATTATATGTTGATGCAAAAAATAAAACGGAATATAAACGATTGGATGGTAATTATGTATCTCCAATCGTTTTTGCTTCTATTAAAGAAGCACGAGAATTTGTAAAGAAATACAATGGAATAACAAATTACACAATCTATGGTAATACTAATTTTCAAATTCAATTTATTAGTGATGTTTGGAATGAACACATAGATTTTGATGTGAATGATATCGATATTGGAACATTTGATATAGAAGTTGCTATTGGAGAAGAAGGATTTCCTTATCCTGACGCAGCAGATCAAGAAATATTGACAATCACATACTACAGCAGTAAGAATAAAGTATATAATCTGTGGGGATTGAAAGATTATTCTGTCAAAGATTCTATGCTTGACGGAGTAAAAATTAAATTCATAAAATGTGATAATGAAATTGATCTTCTTTTAAAATTTCTCGATTTTTGGCAATATAATATGGCCGATATTTTAAGCGGCTGGAACATAGAGGTTTTTGATATTCCATATCTAGTCAATAGAATTAAGAAGATATTGTCAGACGAAATGGCGGGGAAATTATCGCCATGGAAAAAAATAGAGCCTAGAACAGCATACGATTTAAATGGAAATGCAGTTAATATCTATAATATTGTTGGCATTCAACAAATAGATTATTTAATTGCATTTAAAAAATTCGCATACAAATATCCAAATCAAGAAAGCTACACACTTGGTAATATTGGATTTGTTGTGTTGAAAGAAGATAAACTGGATTATTCTGAATACAAAGGTTTATCTGAATTGTATGAAAAAAACTATCAAAAATTTTGTGATTACAACATAAAAGACGTTCAATTAGTCGTTAAATTGGAAGAACAATTAAATCTATTTTATTTAATATGCACTATTGCATATATGGCAAAATGCAATTTACAAGATGCGTTTAGTCCAGTTACATCTTGGGATAGTTATATTTTCAACGAATTACGTAATAGAAATATCGTCATACCTCCAAAGAAACAGAATAGTAAAGATAAAAAAATTCAGGGCGCATATGTTAAAGAACCGATAAATGGAAAGTATGGGTGGATTGTCAGTTTTGACGCCACTAGTCTATATCCAATGTTGATGATACAATCTAATATGTCGCCAGAAACAATTATAGATAAATTTAGTAGATACACACAATTAAAAACAGAAGCAGAAAAAAGAGGATTGATGTGAAAAAAGTAGAGGATATGAGTGATGAAGAAATATTACAAGAATTGGATTTTCTAACAACATTAAATAAATGTAATCCCGATAATCTACTTAAAGACGATTTTGAAGTCAACATTCCGCAAAATTATAGCTTGACATCGCGTGGGGAAATATTCGATAATGATATTCGTGGAATATTCCCCGAGATTATTCAATATGTTTTTGATCTTAGAGCATCAACACGTGTTGAAGAAAAGAAAGTCAATCAGAAATTACAGGATAAAAATTTAACAAAAGAAGAAAAACATGAGTTAGAGAAACAAAGTGTTCAGTTATACAATAAACAATTGGCTATTAAGATTCTGTTAAATTCGTTGTATGGTGCAACTTCTAATATTTATTTCAGATATTATGATGAAAGAATTGCAGAATCCATTACTAAGAATGGACAATTAACAATTAAATGGGGTGAAAAAACAGTCAACAATTTCTTGAATAAATTATTAATGACTGATAAAGATTATGTTATTGCCATTGACACGGATTCAGTCGTGGGTGATACTAAAATATTAATAAATGGATGTTATACTACAATTGAAAAATTTTATGAAACAATCCCAAATAATTTTCTTAAAGAAGATGTATTTAATGAAAATTATGTAAAAAAAATAGAACATGAATGTATTACACCTTCAATCAATAAAAGGGGTGAATTAGAATATAATAAAATAAATTATGTCATGAAACATAAAGTGAAAAAAAAATTATATAAAATTACACACAATGAAAAATGCGTAATAGTCACAGAAGATCATAGTGTAATAATAAAACATAAAGTTACTAATAAAATAATGAAAATAAAACCATCTAAACTGAATCCAAAAATTCATTATATAATAAATATTTAATTAAAAATGAAAAAAATTTTGATTTAATTGTTGTATGGGAAAGTGATTGGTTGAAAAATAAATCAGAAGTAATTGAAAGAATAATTAATTATGTCAATACCAAAATTTACGGATAAATTTATTGTAGAAGATTTGGGCATTCAAGATGAATGGGTATATGATATTGAAGTAGAAAATAATCATAATTTTTTCGGTAATGATATTTGCGTCCATAATTCGATTTACATAGATTTCACTGATTTAGTTGATAAATTTTTATCAGAATGTTCACATGAAGAAATTATTGACAAATTAAATGTCATTTCAGAGGACAAAATTTC